CGTGGCGTTCCCGGCAAACCCGCTCGCGCACGTCTCTGCCCCGCCCGTTGCCGTGCAGCCGCTATCCACGAACCCGCCCGCCCCATCAGCGGTCTGGACATGATTCGCACCGCCCGTGCTCGCCACGGCGCCGGACGACGCTTGTACGGTCGGATCGAAGCTCACCAACTGGAACGAGTCGCCGGACGCCAAAGCGCCGGTGTTCGCTACGAGTTTAATCCCAAGCCGCTGTCCGCTCGTCGCGCCCGTTGGAGTGATGGTGGCGGTGGTCTGCTTGACCGCGCCCGCCGCGTTGTTCGTGATGGTAAACGGACTCCCGGCGGTCCACGTCGGGGCGTCGAGCGCCCCGGTAAGGATCGTGTAATAAGGCGTTACCGTGGTTGCGTGCGTCGAGTCGCAAGCGGCTGGGTTGCACCTGGACTCCACCAAGATAGACACATTCGCGCCGGTCGTATAGCCACTGGGCAGCAGGAAGCTCCACCAGGCGTAATCCATCAGCCCTTGCGGAAATTCCAAGACCGCCATCGGGTCCGTGCCGCCGGCGCTGGTCGGGGTCGGCGCGTTCGACGATGGCAGGTTCACAGCCATACCACTCACTCCCGCCTGCACAAGTCCCTGATTGTTGATGGTCCGCTGGCTCGTGCCGCCGCCCGTGCATGTCACCACGCCTGCGGAGGTTATCGTGCAAGAGCCGCTGAGCGTCACAGGCGCATACCCCGTTCCCCCGGCGTTCCCCACTGGAAGCTGGCCAGGGCTGGGCGCGGTGTTGGGGTAGATTGCCACCGGCGCTCGGCTGCTGTCGGTCGGATGCACGTGATCCCCGCGCGCATAATTCGCCGAAGACCCCGCCGCCCCGGTCCCGTCCATTGCGGGCGTAGAGTTAGAAGCGCTTGGCCCCGATCCCGTTCCCCCTACCGCCGCAAGGAACCGGAAGACGCTGCCATCGTACCAGAGACTGTACAGTTTCCCGGCCGAAATATCGGTCGACGCCGGATCGGTCGCGCCATCGCTCTCTTTCAAGGACCGCGTCCCTAACGCGTCCACGTTCAATGTGGTTGCGCCGCCGGCGCCGGCCACGTCGGGCTTCCAGTGGAGCGCCATGCCGCTGGTATAAGCGGCCAGCGTCGGATCCATCGAACACGCGTACTGAGTGGCCGATCCACTGCTTGAAGCGCACAGCAGCGCGCTGCCGCTCTGTTCGCCCAGCTGGGTCTGGACCACCGCCGTATCCAGGGCCGACTGGATATTGATCTCGGTTCCATCATCGCTCACCGTGTTGACGATGCCCACCCCGGCGATGAAGTTGGCAATACTCCTGGTACCTACAACGACACCGCCCGTTTTCACGGACAGCCCGCCACCGCCGCCGCCACCGATCGCCTGCCACGCAATCCCGCTCCACCGGCACTGCGCCAGGGACGAACCGCCCCCGGTGCACGTCCCCGCCGCGCTGGCGTCCGTGAACAGCCAGGCCTGCCCCACTAGCGGCGAGCTTGGCGGGCTCGCAAACGTCGACTCCGGCAGCCGGTATCGGCCCCCTGAGAAATTCGTGTAGCCGGTCATGGTGTTACTGACCCCCAGCCCGGCCATGTTGCTCGCGATCCAGGAAAAGTTCGCGTTCATCAACGCGCGAAAAGACGGAAACGTAGTGTCGGGCACACTGACGATCTGGCCACACAAGCCACCGGCGCAGAACAGCAACACGGCGATTCGTCTCATTCGGGTGTCTCCGCTTCGTCGAAAGTCCCGGGGGTCTCGTCGAAAGTCCCGGGCATGGCGTCGAACAATACCGGCGCTTCCCCGGTAGTGAACATGCGCGGCGTGCCGCCGCTCACACTCTCCTCGAACATGCGCGGCGTGCCGCTCATCGATGTCCCCCTAGTCCAGCAGCACCGCGCTCAAACTGTACGTGTAGGAGCTGCCGTCGCCGTGCGCCACGGTCACCTGCCAGTCCGTGGGCAACTGCCTGCTCGCCGCCGCCCGGATGCCGTTGCCGGCGGCCCCCTCGGACAGGGCCATCTGGAAAGCAAAGGTCCCGGTCGCCGTGATCGCCGCTGTATCCACCATCAAATCGGCGGTGTTGCCGCTATCCCGGTCCACTTGCTGGAGGTGCACCGTCAGACCGCCGGTTCCGGAGGCCGCGGTCACAATCAGCACCAACTGCACGCCGCGATGCCAGCGGTTACGCAGCGCCGGCGAGGACGTCGTCACCGTCCTCGCCGCGCTTGCCAGTAAAAGTCTTCGTCCGCTCATGGCTTTATTGCCCTCCTAGAGCGAAGAGTAGATCCGGTACTGGACGTACACTTTGATCGTTCCGGCCGCCGTCCCGGGTTGGGTCGGCGCCGACGCCGCCACCAGGTTCAGCCCCTTCGCCGAAAGCAGCGTAGTCCCGGCCGCCGCCAGCGGCACGAATTGCGTGATGTTGCTGGCCGCCGCTCCCAGCGAGTTCGCCATGCTCACCAGTCCGGTGAGAGCGCTCCCGCCGTCGCTGTTGATCGTCACGTTCCCGCCGCCGGTATAGGCCGCCGTCGCAAAGGTGTACGACATCACTGCCGACAGCAGTTGCACCAGCGATCCGGCCGGCGGATCCGCCACCAGCGGAACGCCCGCGGCGTTGCCCAGCAGCCCCGCCGTAACGCCGGTGATGCTCGCGGCTGGGATGGTCACCAGCGCCTCAAATTCCTTCACCGCCGGCGTGCCGCCCAGGTACAGGGCGCCGCCATTGTCTATCCCGGCCAGCAGATTCCCGTTCTCATCCTGGAACTGCGCCAGGTCGCTCGTCTGCCCGGGTGTTCGCTGGACCACCAGGCGCGTCATGTCGCGCGTCCCGAAATCCGTGGGATCCGCCTTGTGCAGCGTCGCCTTGATCCACAGTCCGGTAAGTCGGGAATACAGCCGCGTTCCGAAGGTCGCCATGTTTGTATTCGGCATAGGTTTCTCTCCTTCAATGCAAGGGGGAGCCAGCGGCGGGTTCCGGCTTCATCCCCGGCCCCTAGTCCCTGACCCCCGGCCCCTGCCTTACGCCCCCGGCGTCCCGTAAACCGCGCGCCAGCCGTAGAACCCGTACGTCGCGCGATACCGCATGAACACGTAGCCCGTCTCGTTCTTCTCCACGTAGTCGGACTTCGTGTACGGCGCCTTCCGGTCGAGCCAGATCATCTCGGTTTCGTCCGGAGGTCCCACCAGGAACCAGGCGTCCGGGTCCGACAGATACGGCCACACGATCGAATCGATCTGGCCGCCCGTCTCCGTGAACTTGAACGCGTTCGTCGCATTGTTGGCCGTGTCGCTCCTCTGCTGCGACTTCAGGATCTCCGCCGCGTTCCACCGGTTGTTCGAAGCCACCAGCAGCCGCGGCGTGGGCAGCATCTGCAAAAACCCTTCGTGGGTCTTGGTCAGTTCCCAGTCCGTGAGCGCCATTTCGAGCGATGCCACGTCCAGGTCGGACGCTACGCTCAACAGGTTGTTCTGCACGCCGCCCGCCTTGATGAGCGGATGGCTCGAGCTGAACAGCGCCACTCCATCCGGGCCATAGTACGCGCCCGTGCTGTCGAAGCCGTTGTTATAGACCGAGGCCGCTTGAATCTCGCGCGCCTGGCCGACCGAGTTGGAGAGGGCCACAGCGCGACGGCTGATGATGCCCACCTTGTCGTCTTCCACCAGTTCCTGCGAGGCCGCGATCCCCAGGCCGTATTTCACCGGCTTGAAGTTCTGGTAAGGCCCCTGCACGAAGGTGTCCGTCGGCGTGTCTTCGGTTTCCTGCACCTGCACCGGAAGCCCCACGCCCGCCATCACTACGTACTGCTCGATCGAGCGGTTGGTGGTTTCCACCCGCATGAGCTTGTCGAACTGCCGCGGCTTCGCTTTGAAGGTCTGCCAGATCTTGGCGTTGAGCGCCGGCAGCATCGTCTCGTTGAAGAAATCGGAAAATTGTCCTCTGATTTGCATAAAAGTCTCCTAGAGGCCGCTGCCCGCTAGACCCCCACCAACTGGTTGGCAAGCTGGAAGTTGTTGAACTTCACGATGATCCGGGCGTAGGCGCCGAACGCATTGTCCGGGCTGTTCCACAGCTCGATCACTTTCATATCGAGCGTGTTGGTTGTCGCGACGCCGTTGGCCGAATGGCCGGACAGGTGCGTGATGCTCGATCCCGCGCCCGCCACCAAAGCCGCGTTCATGTCGAGGTTCGCCGCCGCGATCGTATCGATCTGGCACTCGAAGAGCTGCGAGTCGGCCGGGATAATCAGGTGATCCGTCGCGGTCGAAGCCGCGCCATAGACCAGATTGACGCCGGTTGCCGGCGCTCCCGCCGTGCCGGCGGTGATGCACTTCGTGTTCTTCGTGCCGTTGGCCGCCAGCTTCACCACGTCGTTCAAAAAGAGCGCCGTGCCGTCGCCTGCGAGTTTGTGGGCCCCCAGGCCGCCCGCGCCCGGGCCGCCCGTCATCGACCGCATCAGCGGCCGGAAGCCATGTGCGTTGTTAACGTTCGCCATCTTTCACTCTCCAAATGAGAAATTGGGGCAGTCTCCCGCCGTTTCCCCTCATCGAGAGCGAAGACCTGGCTGCCTGAGGTGAGCCGCGCCCGGATGCCCGTTTGTACGGGACCAAAGTGGACGCGCCTGCTTCGCGTTCCTTACTGATCGACGACTGCGGTCTTCCCGCCTTCGGTCTTAAACCGTTCCGTCATTTCCTGGAGTATCCGATTGCCGCGCTGCTGGAAGTGCCGATTGCGAGCTTTCGCGCGCTCCTCGGGCATCTGTCCCAACACCATTCCGCGGACGGTCACCGGGTCTCCCTTGTCGTCCTTCACCACTTCGTAATCGCCAGTGCCGCCGTTTTCCTTTACCTTGCGCGCCGAGAGGAACTTCGGCCGCATGCCCGGCTTCGCGTGCGCGTCCGCCACTTCCTTCAGCGGATCCCGCGCCTCGTAGCTGTCCATGTCGCGGTGCTTCACGTCGTCGCGCCGCTGATCGAGCGCCTTTTGCCACGGCTCGACGGTCACCGAGACGTGCGCCCCGCTCTTGCCTTCGTTCCTGGCCCCGATGCCCTCGTCGGTCTGCTGCCATAGGATCTTGGTCTGTACCTCGATCGGCAGATCGCGCACCAGCACCCCCGCCACGTGGCAGTCGAGCACCGGGTTATCGAGCGCCTCGGCCGAGCCGCCGAACGGCTTCGAATCCGGGATGCCGGCCGCGTTCTGACGCTCCGTCTTCTCTGCCAGGCGCGCCTCGCGGTTCTGGCGCTGGGTCACCGCGCCTCTCTCTCTCGCTTCGGTTGTGAACGCCACCTAACGCCTCCCTCTGCCGCGCTGGCCGCGCACTTCCCTGGCCGACTCGGCGAATTGTTCTTGCGTGATCCCCATCTGCTTGATCACGTCGCGCGCCTCCGGTCCCAGCATGTCCAGATCGGCGTCCGCATCGCGGCCGCGGCTGCGCGTCCCGTCCTGCGCATCCGCCCGCCTGCGCCTGTCCTCCTCCGGCTCGCGATCCTGCCGGTCCACCCGGTCGTAGCGATCGCCGTCGTCGTCCGGATCCGCGCGCCGCGCCGGCGGCCGCTTGGCCTCCAGCTTGGCCTTTGCGGTCGACGCGGCCGCGTACAGCGTGCTTGGCGAGTTCTTCGCCCGTGGGTCCATCGCCACCAACTTCTTCAGCTCCACGGCCGTGGCCGTGAACAGTTCCGACTTGGCGTCCTGCAGCTCGGGGAAGTCGCGCACAATCTGCGCATCGCTCCCCATCTTCTGCCGCTCCACGTCGATCGACCGCCGCGCCACTTTGGCCGCGATGTCCGCTACTTCCGCCCCGGTGACGTACCCGGCCTTGCGGATGAAGGCTTGGATCGCCGCCGGCCCCTTCGAGATGGCCTCCGCCCACTTGTCTGGATCGCTAAAAATCTTCTCGTCGATGTCCGCATCCCCGGTCACTTCCGGGACCAGGTCGGCGGTCTCGATCTGTTCCTGCTCTTCCTCGGCGTGTTCGCCCCTGTCGGCGCCGCCGCCGGCGCGCGCCCTCTGGGCCCAGAACTTCTCCGACTCCCGCGCTTCGTCCCGTTCCCTGTGCAGTGCGTCGACTTCCGCCCTGGTCAGGGTTACCTTGTCGTCTGCCTTTGGGTTTCCGCCCTGGGGCTTATCGCCCGCTGCGGACGGTTGAGCGCCCTCTCGGGTGACTTCCGCTTCTACTGGCATTTACAGTCCCTTCTTTTTCCAGAATTCGGTGTTCCCGTACAGATCCGCTCTCTTGGGCACGTACGCGCCATCGCACGCCAGGCACATAGGCCGGTAGATTCCGTTCTCGTAGTGGATCGCCATTCTGACTCCGGTATCGCCATCCCCCTGGATGGCCTTGATCTCATTGACCGGCTTCCCGCACTCGGAGCACTCGCCCAGGTAGCGCCCCGTCGACAGCCCATCGAGCGCCGCCAGATGCCGGTGATAACAGTCCTGGCAAATCGTGAAGGCCTGCAGCCGGATGATGTCCCGCGGGCTTCGCCCCTTCCGGCAGTAGGGACAAACCTCCGCGATGATGCAGTGGGGCGGGCCTCCTGGCCTGCCTTCTTCCTTTAACGGCTTCAGTTGGGCCTCTTCAACCTGGTTGCGATCTCGACGCCGGCTATCACCGCCCCTACGCCCAAGATCCAGCCCAGAAGCACAGCCGCCAGCATGTCAGTCCTTCACCGCGAGCTCTGACCGGTGCGTCGATTTGTACCCGCACCGGAACCGCCGCCCCTTCCACAACACTCGCAGCCTGCGCAGAACGTTCATGCAGCCTTTCCGAACAGCTTCGCCAGAATGCGCCCGACGATCCCAACCCGCTTCTCGGGACGAATCCCCGCATCCTCGCGCAGCTCCGCCTTCGCTTCGCCGCCGATGTATCGTTTCTGGCACCGTACGCGATGCATCGCGCGCTCGTGCCGGTCCGCCCCTGGATCCACCGCGCCGGCGCGCCAGTGCCGTTGTAGTCCCTTCGTCATGCGTGAGCCTGCGGACCGTTGCGTTTCCCGTAGAGCAGGCAGCCGAGCAGGACCAGCGCCAGCGCCACGCCCACCTTCACCGCCTCGCCGTACGGGATTCTGTCCCACTGCACCTGCTGCAGCAGCAGGAAGCCCGCCGCGCCTCCGGCCAAGGTCGTACCGATGTCCGCCCCCGTCGGCATTTCTACGCCACCACGGCGAGAGGAGGGCCCGCGATCTCAACGGCCGGCAACGTCGCCGCTACCGGCGCAGCCGGCATCAGAATCGCTAACAGAGCCGGAATCAGGACCTCCGCGGCCCCGATAATCTCACCGGCGGTTCCGGCGTGTTCCGGATTCTTGACTGCGATCTCCGCCGCGGCCACGCCCAGGCCGAGCAGGAAATTCGTAATCTGCGTTGCCAGAGAAGGTTTTGCTGTACTTGTCGTAGTTGGCGCCATAGTTTCCTTTCAAACGTGCAAACGCTTAAGCGTCTGCTGCCTTGCCCCACCGGATCGCCATCGGCGACCCCCAAATTTGAATGCACTCGCCGAATAGAGGCAGATCGGCCAGCGCCTGCGGACTCTCTTCTCTCGGGTCAAACGACTCTCCCGGCGGATCGAGCACCCCGTCCGCTTCCATCAGGAAGCTCTGGTACGCCGAGCAGAACATCCGCTTCCGGTTTTCCGGCGCGCGCAACGACAGCAGGTAATCCACCAGGCCGCCCGCGTCGTACCGCACCGTTCCTTCGCAAGCGCCCACCGCCGCGTAGAACTTCTGCAGGTCCATCCGCGCGCGCGTCGATGGCGCCAGCGTCAACAGCCAGGCCCGGCCGTTCGAGTACTCCAAGCGCAACATTGAGCCAAGCGGATGCCGTTGCGCGCCCGACACTCCGCCGCCTATCGTCGATTCGGTCTCCACCACGTCCAGACCGCCCTGCACCGGGTCGCACACCCCTGCCGCATGAGTCAGCCGCGAGCGGGTCCGCAGTTGGATGATCGTGCCCACCAGATCCCCCGGCGCGCATTCGCACACCACGATGTCGCCCGCGCGCATCTTCGGCGC